ATTAAAAGGTGCTATTTCTGAGAAAGAAATAAAGTCTATTCAAGATGCCCTTTCTGAGAAGGAAAAGAAAAAAATGAAGTCTACTCAAGGTAAATCAAAAGTACCTTCTGGGGCTATACGTAGACCTGAAGACAATGACCCTAGATACAAACTAGAGTTTTTAAGCACAGGCGGATCCGTATCCAGAGGAAACGGAATAGCAATCAGAGGAACTAAATTTAAGGGGGTATTTTAATTATGGCACTTACTAAAAAAGAACAAAAACATATAGAAAATTTATTGAAACCAGGTGAGGATCCAGGAGAAGGTTATGAAGGTTCTCCAGATATGTACCCTGATTACGAAGAGGATAAAAAAGTATCGAGAAGAAATAAAAAAATGATGGGCGGTTCGGTAAACAAGTATAGTTCAGGTTCTTACGTTACCGTTAAGACCAAATTAGGAAAAAATAAACCAACTAAGATTTGTTAGGATATTAACATGGGCTGGAAAGAAATTGACAAAGCAGTGATAGAAACTGAGTTGGAAGAAGAGACTTCTAGAGCAAAACCTTATATGAAGGGATTGAGTCCCATTACTCATTTAAGAAAATATCTTAAAGAAAAAAAAGCGAAGAAAACAAGAGACACCACTGCTAGTGAAGGCTCTATGCGTAAAGGTGGTAGTGTAATGATTAAAACAAAATTAGGTAAGAACAAACCTTGCAAATTGTACTAGGTTTGGTAGGAAATTAAAATGCCAATTGATAAAAACAATGAAGAACTATCTGTTGAAGAATTAGTTCAACAGACAGATTCCCCTGTCGCTGATCCGTCAGCCGTGATGGATGAAATAGAAATCGTGGAAGACGGAGCAGAGACCACGGATCAGGAACCAGAGCAAGAATTTAATTTTGCAGAAAACATTGCGGATCGTTTAACCGAAAATGAACTAAAAGATTTAGCTAACGATTTAATAGACGACTATAAAAATGATTTAGGTTCCAGAAAAGAATGGGAAGATACCATTACTAAAGGATTAGATTTACTCGGCATACAATACAGTCCATTGAACAGACCCTTTAAAGGTGCAAGCGGTGTTACTCATCCCATGCTTAACGAAGCATGTGTGCAGTTTCAAGCACAAGCTTACAAGGAACTACTTCCACCTGATGGGCCTGTACGTGCACAGATTGTAGGACAGCCTACCCCTGAGAAAGAAAAACAAGCAAGCCGTGTTAAAGATTATATGAATTATTTAATCACGGATAAGATGGAAGAGTACACTACGGATGTAGATCAAATGTTGTATTACTTACCTCTCACAGGATCTACGTTTAAGAAAGTATACTACGATGAATTATTAGAACGACCTGTCTCTAAATATATTCACCCCAGAGATTTAGTGGTTCCTTATTATGCTACTAGTTTAGCAGAGTGTGAACGAATTTCTCAAGTGATGAAAATGACAGAGAATGAACTTTTAAAGAAGATGGAGATTGGTATCTATTCTAAAATAGAATTGAAAGAACCAAGTATTGAGCAGAATACTACTCAGGATAAAATTAATAAGATTGAAGGAATTAAACCTACCTACAACGAACTGTTGTATAACGTATTAGAAGTTCATGTCGATTTAGATTTAGAAGAATACACTTCAGAAAAAATGGGTAGAGAACAGAATGTTAAAGTTCCTTACGTAGTCACCGTTATTGAGAACACAGGACAAATTCTATCTATCTACAGAAACTATCGAGCCGATGACGCTAGATACAAACGTATTGAATACTTTGTCCACTTTAAGTTTTTACCAGGATTAGGTTTTTACGGCTTTGGTTTACTCCACATGATTGGCGGTCTAACCAGAACGGCCACCGAAGCATTACGACAATTATTGGACGCTGGTACGTTGTCCAATCTACCTGCTGGATTTAAATCGAGAGGTATGAAAGTACGAGATGATGACCAGCCTATACAACCAGGAGAGTTTAGAGATGTGGACGCACCTGGGGGAAACATCAAAGATCAATTCCAAATGTTACCTTTCAAGGAACCTTCGCAAACGTTATTTGCCTTATTAAATTTTGTGGTTACTGCGGGACAACGATTTGCTGCTATTGCGGATATTCAAGTAGGCGATGGTAACCAACAAGCTGCGGTAGGTACTACCGTTGCATTAATGGAACGTGGTTCGAGAGTGATGAGTGCTATTCACAAACGTTGCTACTATGCTATGAAGCAAGAGTTTAGGATCCTAGCAAGAATTTGTAATGAATCTTTACCAGAAGAATATCCTTACGATGTATATGGTGCGGAAAGAAGTATTAAGGCAACCGACTTTGATGATCGTATCGATGTACTACCTATGGCCGATCCTAATTTGTGGTCGATGACCCAACGAGTTACGTTAGCCCAAACCCAATTACAAATTGCTCAGTCTGCTCCTAATTTACATAACGTCTATGAAGCGTACCGAAGAGTGTACGAAAGTTTAGGTACTAAGAATATCGATATGTTATTAGTTCCGCCACAACAACCTCAGCCCACCGATCCTGCTAAAGAGAACTCAGAGGCTTTAAAGGTTCAGGTACTACAAGCATTTCCAGCACAGGATCATGAAGCTCATATCCAAGCTCATTCTATTTTCATGCAATCAAGAATGGTACAGATCAATCCACAAGTATATGCTTTATTACAATCCCATATATCCGAACATGTTAGTTTAAAAGCAACAGCTGAAATTACTACTATGGTTCAACAAGACCCAAGAATGATGCAGATGGCTCAACAAAATCCAGAAGCATTACAAGGTCAAGTAGATAAATTAATTGCTCAGAAGATTGTGGAGATTACTGCTAAGCTACAACAGATGGAGGCTCAAGCTATGGGTCAACAACAAGATCCTTTAGTTCAATTAAAACAACAAGAAATAGATTTGAGAGCTCTAGACTTACAGCGTAAAGTGCAAGAGTCTCAAATGAAAGAGCAAGGTACTATGGATAGAAAAGACATTGATATTGCTTTAAGTATGGAAAAATTAAATTCACAAGAAGAATCTCAACAAGATAGATTGGGAATTGCTAAATCAAAATTACAACTACAAGCACAAAAACAAAAAGACAACCGAGGTAAGTAACATGCCACTTAATACCAAGGGTAAGAAGATTCTAAAATCTGTTACCAAAACGTACGGTAAGAAAAAAGGTAAGGAAGTTTTTTACGCTATGGAAAATTCTAAGAAAATAAAAAATGTCTCAAAAAGATAGAAAAGGTCTTAGTGGTGGTAAACGTTTTGGAAAGCCCCCAGAAAAAGGACCTTTGCCAGAGGGGATTAAAGTACCTTTAAAAAAGAAAGTTCGCAATGTTATGTAAAGAGATCCATTAATGGATCTATCTCACATAGACTTAGACAAAAAGCATAATATATTGTTGCAGAACAAACTAGCTTTCCTTGCTGGAGTATTTGAAGGAGAGGGCAGTTTTGGATTGTGGAAGGGTGGAGTAGGTACCACTAAAAAATATTTTAGAATGCAAGTGGAGATGTCTGATCAAGACATCATACAGCAGTTCATAGACTTTTTCGGCATAGGTAAGTTAGGCCATCGTAAGCCTAGAAAAGAAGGTCATAAAGATCTATATGCCTGGAGAATTAACGGAGAACCTGCCATTCAATGTCTGTATGTAATGTTTCCTTTTTTAGGAGAGAGAAGACAGGAGAAGTTCAAAGGTATCATGCAGATTTTAAAGGAACGACACGGATCCTAGTCTGGGTTATTATTATCTGGTATACTCATACCATTATGTTCACATGGAGTTTCCTAGGTTCTGGCCTAAAATTTGAAGTAGCTAAGGAGTATTCTTAATGCTACCCGCATTAAGTATTATAGCTCCTTTAGCAAAAATGCTGTTTTCTACAGTAGATAAAGCTATACCTGATAAAGACCTAGCAGAAAAATTAAAAGCTCAGCTTAATACTCAATTACTATTATCATCCACAGAAGAATTAAAAGCTGCGGCTTCTATTGTTGAAGCAGAAGCTAAATCTAACTGGTTTGTAGCTAGTTGGAGACCTTTATTAATGTATGTATTAATATTTATTTTAGTGTGGAATTTTGTCTTAGGACCTGTCATAAGAATCTTTACTGGAACTATTATTACATTTGAATTACCTGGTGATGTTTGGACTTTATTAAACATTGGTCTAGGGGGTTATGTAGTAGGAAGATCTGGTGAAAGTATTGCAAGAACACTTGCCAACAAAGGAGAAAAATAATGACTAAACAAGGACTGTACGCAAACATTAATGCTAGAAAGAAAAAAGGTATTTCAAGACCAAAATCAAAATCAACCGTTTCTTCTAAAGCTTATAAAAACATGAAAGCTGGATTCCCTAAAAAGAAAACTCATAAAATGCCTGACGGTAGAATTATGAAAGGGGCTAAACACAATGGCTAGAACAGAAGCCTGGACTAGAAAAGAAGGTAAAAATTCAAAAGGTGGATTAAATGCCAAAGGAAGAGCTAGTTACAAAAAAGGTAATTTAAAAGCACCTAGTAAAGTGGTAGGTAATAAACGAAGAGCTTCGTTTTGTGCAAGAATGAGTGGCATGAAAAACAAACTAACTTCTGCTAAAACGGCTAGAGATCCGAATAGCAGAATTAACAAATCCCTACGAGCATGGAACTGCTAATAAAATTATGAGACAATTAATCTGGACTAAACTATCTAAATTTGCTACATGGTTATCTAATTTATGTTGGAAAAAAATAATGGAAAAACTAAATAAGTTCATTAATTTTGGAAAAGAAGTTTTAAGAACAGCTCACGTTATAACTAAGTGGACTGTTTGTAAAATACTATTTATTAAACAATGTAAGTGTAAATGTAAAAATAATGATCAAAAAAACTAAAAGTAAAGAAAAGAAA